GATGAATGGGAAGTGGTAAGGTGAACCCAAGTTAGTTGGACACTTAAATCATTACGATGTGATTGCTTGCAGAAAGCAAATAGCACCAGATAATAAAGTAACTGAGTCAAGGGATGCTTACAATGACTGACACTCTCTTGAAATCAATGAATAAGAGTTTGATTGAACTCATAAACTCTACATTTACCAGTTTTAGTACAGACTTAATAACAGTTGGAAATGAACCCGTTGTTAAGCTAGTTAAGACGAAAGGTACTCCTTCAGAAACATTCATCGCAGTCAATTATATCAGACACAAAGCATTGTCATCCAAACCAATAAGTTCAACTTCTGGTTATGAAAATGATTTGTATGTAACACGGTATCAAGTTCCCTACGAAAGTGTAGCAGCAATAATGGTCATTGGTGAAATGGCTGAAGAAATTGCATTAGCATTACACATGCGTATGAGGTTTAGTAAGAATTCAAAATCTTTGTTCTTAAAAGATAACCTTTCCTTAAAATCAGTCGATGAAATAACCGAATCTGATATTAAGAATGATACTTCTGACTACATAACAAGAAGAAGATTCCTTTGTACCATCAATCACATTGTTGGTTTTGAAGAAACAGCAATTGTCACAAGACAAGTTGAGATCGTTGATCGAGATGATCCGAATGACATATTAATAATAACAACTCAGGAATAAATAATGAGTCAATATGATTTAAACGTAGATGTGGACATTTCGAGAGAAACAGCATCAATCACAACTTCTGTGTTTGACGTACCTCTTGTCGTGGCAACCTTTACAAACTTTTTAGAAAGAACCCGCACTTACGCATCAACTACTGAAGTATTAGCAGATTTTTCTGAAGCATCTAATGTTTACAAAATGGCAGCTAAACTTTTCTCTGGTGAAGTAAAACTCAACCAAATTGTTGTTGGTAAAAGACAAACTGGTGCAGCAACAATCACCGTTCAAAGTGCTGTAGTTGGTCAAGTTTATAGTTTTACTATCAGTGGAATCACCTACGCGTACACTGCAATTGTAGATGACACCACTGCTGACATTGGTGAAGCACTCAAAGCTGCTTACGATCTAAACCCGCGTACAGGTATTACCTTAACGGATAACCTAAACGGCACTTTGTCATTGGCGGCAACCAGTGAAACACTCTGGTCTTCATCTTCAACGGCGAATGTGGTTGTTAGTTTGGGTAATCCAACAGAAACTTGGGTTGAAGCAATTGTAGCTGCAAAAGAAGATAACCCTACACCTTATGTTGTTCTTGCTGAAACACATGATTCTGATGATGTAGATGGTATCAGTGCTTACATTGAAACAACTGAGATGATTTATCACACCTCAATGTCTGATGTAGAAATTACCACAAGTGGTGCTGACGCAATTACGACAGGTTTGGCAAATGCCACACGCACTACCCTTACTTGGAGTCAAAATGCTGACACTGAGTTCCCAGAAGCAAAATGGGTTGGTGAAGTAATTCCTTGGACTGTTGGTAGAAAAGGTTGGTGTTTTGCTAAAGCTGATGGTTTAACCAAGAGTTCACTTACCACCACCACACGTAATAACCTTTTCAACAAAGATGTCAATGCTATTCTTGAAATTGGTGGACGTTTACATTTTCAACGTGGTGTCACCTTAGAAGGTAATGGTATTTTTGAAATCGTAGTTAAGGATTGGATCAAAGCACGTCTTCAAGAAGAAGTATTTGGTTTGTTGATTCGTTTACCGAAAACACCTTTAAGTCAAGATGGTATCTCTTTAGTTGAATCTGCAATTCGTAGAGTGTTAGATCAAGCTGCCGCTAACGGTGCAATTGATTCTTCTTACACTGTAACCTCTCCACAAATTCGTGATATTGGCTTGAATGATAAAGTTGAAGGCATCATGAAGACCTTTACGTTCAGAGCAATTTTGATTGGCGAAACCAGAAAAGTTGAAATTACTGGCGTTCTTACTTATTAATAAAGGTAGTTTATAGCTATGGTAGATAGAAATTTAGGAGCATGGTCGCCAGACGAAACGATTTTCTTGATTACTTTCGAGGATCAGAATCACATCGTAGGCGGTTTTGCAGAAGGTACATTTTTAACAGTCACTAAAGCAAGACCACAATCTGTTTTGGTAACTGGTGTAAATCGTACAGGTGGTATGATTTTCCGTGATGTTCGTGACGGTACTATTAGTATGACATTGTTGTCTAGTAGCTCATCAAACGATTTCATGCAAGCATTGTTAGATCAAGCAACTCAACGTAAAGATACTTCAATGTTGTTCAGTGTTTCACTCGTGAACCCAACAACTCGTAGCTATGTTTATGGTCGTCAATGCTTCATCAGTGCTGAACCAAGTATGGATATTTCTACAGAAGAAGCATCTAGTGTTTGGGAAATTATGTGTAACGATTTAGAAACGAAACACGGTGGTAGTGCATTGTTACCACCTGAGATTGTCGATCAGTTGACAGCTTTAGGTTCAACAATTCCCGAGCGTTGGATTCAACCGTAATAAAATCTGGACGGCAGGTGCGATTATACCTGTCGTCCTTTTTGGAGCATCTTTATGTGGACTTTTTCACCCGATAACGTCAGTGTTACTATTGCCGGAGTTTTGACACTTGATGGTTTTGTAACAGGTGAATTCATAAGAATAACAAAAGACAACCCTTTGTACACTCTACGTAGAGTTGCAAGTGGTGGTATTGCTAGAAGAAAGATTGTCTCAGACAGTTACACTATTTCACTTACAGTGATGAGTGGAAGCAAAACTAATGACATTCTTGATAAGTTACACAAACTTGATGTTTTAAGTGATAAAGCAAAAGTTCCTTTACTGATTAAAGATAGAACTGGAAGTAGTTATTTCTTTACAAGTTTAGCTTGGGTTGAATCTGTACCAGATAAAACATATTCAACAGACGAGTCTTCAATGACTTGGGTTTTAAGATGTGCAGATGGTGTGAACAATGTTGGTGGTAATGAAACATTGAACGACATTGAAACACAATTATCATTCCTAGCATCTTCAATTCCTTACATTTCAGAACTTTTAGAGAGTATACGTTAATGGAAATTTATACATACTCACCAGAAGACGTTTTCATTTCTTTAGGGGATATGAAATTGGGTGACTGGGATTCAATTAAAATATCAGCACTTGAACCTTCCTATCGTTTGATAAGAGGAATAAATGACAAGAATACTAGAGGTAAAATATCTGGTTCTTGTGTAGAAGTAAAAATATCAGTTTTACAAGCATCTCAAACTAATTGGATTTTTTCAGAAATAAACCGATTAGACAATATTCAAGGTGCAGGTAGACTTGAGTTATTCATAAAAGACCAATCTGGTCAATCATATTTTTCATCACTTGATGCGTTTATTGCTGGCAAGCCAGAACAAATGTACACAGGTGAACTAGAACTCCTTGAATGGACAATCATTTGTCAAAGTATACAAGATTGGTCTATTGCAGGAAACGCATCTCCTTCTGAGAGTGCACTTAGTAGTTTCATAAACAATGCAATTGCTTTGTTTTAACAGAATTTAAAAGAGAAGATAATGGCACAACGTGAACAGAAAGCTATCATGGTGGGTGATAAAGAATATATCATCACTCAATTGGATGGTAGAACAGGTTTAAAGTTACTTAAAAAGATTCAAGCTATCGTTACGCCAGCGGCAATTGGTGCTGCAAGTGGTGATGGTGGATTTGACTTAGGTAGATTGATTTTAGATGTATCTGAAGGTTTAGAGAAGTTTGATGAAGATGACATTTTTAGAAGTGTTGCTGTTTCATTAAGCTGGAATGAAGATAAAGTTGCAAACACTTTCACTGGTGGTAATCTTGCAGCATTGATGGAATTATTTTTACAAATCATTGTTTTTAATTTCAATGATGTTTTTCTAAAACTCGGTTTCGATCTGGAACAAATACTGAAAGACATGGCTCAGGCACAAACAGTAGTCAGTCCAGAATAGCACCGAGGGTAAAAAAATTAACTCTTTACGACAAAGAAAGAGAGAATGTGATAAGTGCTTGTTCATTAGAACCTGAAATTGTTACATTGCTTATTATGTCTGAAGATGTTCCTAAAACATTGTATGACATGAGTACGACATACAATACTTCTTTTATCTATGATTGTTTAGAATTTTGTGAAGTTAAAAAATCTCTTACTGATATTACAGAACGTGAGGAAAAGAATAAACAAGATCAAGAGAAAGCTAAACAGGATAGAATGAAAAGTCGATAAGTTGTGGAGGTAGCTAATGATTTCACAACAGGTTGCAGAATATGTAGCAAAAGTAAAATATACGACAGACTTGCCCAGTTTGCGTAGAGCTAGAAAGTTTGTTGATGCTTTCCAGAAGCAAATGAATGCTTCAACACAAAAAGCGTTAAAGGCTGGTGTTGAGAACAACCTTACGTTTGATAAGGGTAAGATTGCACAAAAACTACAAACTGCTTTAAACAACCTGCCTTTGAAGTTTACTTTAAAGATAACTAAGTTTGACATAGATAAAGCAGCATTACGTAAAACTATCTCAGACGCTCTTGGGGCTGGTAAGAGTCATAGAATAAAGGTTAGTCCTATATTTGATGGTAAGTCCTCTAAACAGCAATCCAGAGCGGTTAGAGCTAGTAATAGAGATAGCCTTAGACGTAGACTGAGTATGCCGTCAAATACAATGCTAGTGACAGGTGGTGCGCTAACAGGTGGATTTGGCGCAGCAATGTTGAACAAGCAGGTTAGTGATTGGAACATGCTTGAAACTAAGTTTGCTGCGATTACAGGAAGTAAGGATGTAGCTAAGAACAAAGTTTCAATGTTGCGCAACTTAGCTAGTGAAGTTGGTGGTAGTCCATTAGACCTCGCACAAAGCTACACCCAAATGTTAGCAACTGCACAAGGTACACCATTT